TGTCAATAAGATTATTAAAGAAAAGACAGATATTCTTGAACTTAAGTTTAATGAACTAACCCTAACGGATGAAATAGCCCAGTCACAAATTCTTGAGCGATATGTTAAGACTCAGGTTATGACTCCAAACGAGGCTCGTGAAAAGTTAGACTTACCACAAAGAGCAGATGGAGATGAGCCATTTGTTATGTCTCCACGACAAGCAACTGACGCTAGAGCAAATTTAGCGGGTACACGTCAAAGAGATGCAGAAAGAACAAATAACAACTCTGACTCAACTACTACAGTGTCTGGACGAAATCCACAGGGTGAAGGCAGAGCGTCTCAATAGTTGAGAAAAACTTATAAACAAATGCTATAATAGAAACGTTATGTTAACAAACAAGGCTCATTGGGTAACTGAAGGTGACAATGTTCGCCTCTCAATGCCCATCGGAAAAGTAGATATTGAACGCCGTATGGTGTCAGGCTTTGCAACGCTTGACAACGTAGATAAGCAGGGCGACATTGTAACAACGGAATCTAGCGTTGAAGCATTTAAAAACTTCCGTGGAAATCTTCGTGAAATGCACCAACCATCAGCAGTTGGAAAGATCGTTTCATTTAAAGAAGATAAGTACTTTGATCCAAATGACAAGAAATTTTACAGCGGAGTCTATGTATCTGCATACGTTTCAAAGGGTGCACAGGATGCCTGGGAAAAGGTTCTAGACGGAACATATACTGGTTTTTCAATCGGTGGAAACATTAAGACATGGGACGATGCTTATGATGAAAAAATGGATAAGTCAATCCGTGTAATTAAAAATTATGAACTACATGAACTTTCTTTAGTAGATAATCCAGCAAATCAATTTGCCAATATTGTATCTATTGAAAAAGTCAATGGACAAAATGTTGTTGGTGGATATCTATCAAAAGCAGAAGTTGAAAATGTATTTTGGGATTCAGAAAGCGGTATCGTAATGATATCAGACGCTGAATCAGCAGTAAGTCCAACCAATGGCAATAAGATGCAAAACATAGGTTTTATAGAAAAGAATGATAAAGAAAATACAGAAATGATAAAATTCTTAGTTGATAGTGCTAAAGGCATTAGTACAATTAAGATTACTAAGGAGGTAAATCCCATGACAGAATCAACAGAAGCAGCAGTAGACGCTGTAGTTGAAAATGCAGAGGTTGCTCCAGAGGCACAACCAGCAGAAGTTGTAGAGACTCCTGCAGTTGCTGAAGAAGTTGCAGTTGCTGAGGAAGCACCTGTAGCGGAAGCAGTTGACGGCGGTGCAGATTCTCCTGTTGCTGAACAAGCAGCAGTAGAAGTAGAGAAAGCAGAAGAAGCAGTGGTTGACGCCGTTTCAGAAGTTAAAGAAGAAGTTGCTAAAGCAGTTTCAGAAATTAATGCTTCTCTTACTAATGCCTTTGGCGATCTTGCTGCAACTATTAAGTCTCTTAACGAGCAGGTAGCAGCAGTAACAAAGTCTCTTGATGCAGTAACATCAGATGTTAATGGAATTAAGAGTAACTTTAACGAGTTTGGCAAGCGAGTAGATCTTGTAGAGCAAGACACCGCTTTCCGCAAGTCTGGCGATCTAGGCGAGATCGTACAGGAATCACCACAAGTGGTTCAAAAATCCCTATGGGGCGGTCGTTTCCTCACAAATACCGACCTATTTAACTAAGGTATATATCACTAGGAGGTGAACAATATGTCGGAACAAAATACAAATATAGAAAAAAACTATCCAGGTTCAGGTGGCTCAGGAGCAGAAATTAACTCCCAAGGCTCATTAGTATCTGGTGGTGTTGGTGGTGCAACAGGACGTAATGCTGACGGTAACGTAAGTCCAGCAACAGCGCTTGGTAACACAGCAACAGCAGCATTTGGTTCTACAACAGGAGCAAATGCCGTAAATCCTACAGGAGTCTCTGGTGGTATTCTAGCACCTGAGCAAGCACGTCGTTTTATTGACTACGTGTGGGATGCAACTGTTCTCGCCAAAGATGGCCGTAAGGTCACTATGCGAGCAAATACAATGGAAATTGAGAAGGTCAACGTTGGAGAGCGTGTTATCCGTGCAGCAGCACAGGGTGCACCAGACTACACAAACGTTGGTGCTACATTTTCTAAGGTAGAACTCACAACAAAGAAGATTCGTTTGGACTGGGAAGTTTCTACAGAATCACTAGAAGACAATATTGAAGGTGCAGCACTTGAAGATCATCTAGTTCGCTTGATGACAAATGCTTTCGCTAACGACATTGAAGATCTTGCGATTAATGGAACTGGCTCTGGCGCAGACGCATTCCTTTCAATTATGCCTGGCTTCGTTGCTCAGGTAAATCAAGTTGCAGCAAATGATGCTCACGAAGCAGCAGTTACTGTAGCAAATAACGAGTGGACAACTGCAGCAATGCAGAACATCATTTTGGCAATGCCACGTAAGTATCGTGCTATCAAGTCTAACTTGAAGTTCTATGCTGGTACAGACGCATTCCAGGGTATCGTTAAGAATAACGGTACACTCGCAGACGCAGTAGCAGAAGCATTTGCTACTCGCACAGCAGGAACACCAGCAAACCGTCAAGATTACCTTGATGGAAATGCACAAACACTTGGCAACTCACGCACAACTCGTGTACTAGGTGTAGACGTTCTTGAAGTTCCTTACTACCCTGCAGGTTATGTAGATCTTACATTCCCAGCAAACCGTGTATGGGGATTCCAGAGAGACATCACAGTAAATCGTGAATACAAGCCAAAGAAGGACACAATTGAATACACAGTATTCGTCCGTTTTGGTATTCAATGGGAAGAATTAGACGCTGTATCTTATGCAGATGCAGATTCAACTGATTCGTAATCATTGACCACCCAGATTGAGGGAGGATGGATTAATTTCTGTCCTCCCTTAGTCATATTCTGGTATAATTACAAATGACTATGGGAGAAAATATGACAATTGAAGAATTAGCAAAAAAGACCGTAATGGAACTAAAATCTTATGCTAAGAAAAACAACATTGATCTATTTGGGGTATCCACTAAATTAGAGATTTTAGAAGTAATTGCAAGTTTTATTCCAACAGGATTAACAAATAACATTAAAGAACAAAAAGCACCAATTGAAAAGGTAGCACTTTATTCAGATAGAAACATCTATTGGCATGGTCTTGGGGAAATAAAGGTGGGATACAACATCGTCTCAAAGGAGGCATCGGAACAGTGGATTACTCGTAAGGCAGTCAGAATTGCACAGCCTGAAGAAGTAGCCTCATACTACGGTAAATAATTATGTCAGTCATTCTTCGCACCCCCCCATACCCACTTTCTGTAACCTACTCAGTTCCAGATGAGTCAGCAGACTATATTCTTGTTATTGAAGATGTTGCAGAGCAAACAGAACTTGAAGAGTTTATTAGTGGAGAGTCTGGACTAACATCTTCTTCAGAAGGAAAAATAGTATATGAGTTATCTGGAGACTTTGTAAGATATGACAAGTCTTATGCTGTAACAGTATATGAAGACATTGATGGTGAACGTGGAGATATAGTTGTTGAAGACAATCTACAGGTTGAACGCCCATACATTGATCCAAACACTTTAGGAACAACAGCAACAGAGATAGCAGAATACAAACAACATGAATCTTTAGCGAGAGCAATTATTGATTCAATAGTTGATGGTTTTTACTACAGACGTAAATATCTAGAAGTTGTAGGTCAAGAAACAGATTACATTCCTCTATGGGATAGAACACATAAAATTTTAAAGGCTTATGAAAATGCTGAACTAGTATACGATATAGATGATCCAGAAGGTCCAGCACTTGCAGACTTTAACTATATTATTACAAAAGATAAAACGGCAATTACAAAAGACCCAGTTGAAGCAACAGATTCATTAAATAGAGCAGAGCGACGCCCATCAAGAATTCCTTTAGCAGTTTCTGATTCATATGCAATATTTGATACAGAAGACAGTGGAAACACACAAACAATTACTCCTGGCGTAGGGTTCCGACAAGGAACAGACTACATTTTCTTAGTAGAGACTGGATATAAAGTTGTTCCTATTGATATCCAAGATGCAACTATGCTATTAATTAACGATATTAAATGTGGTAAGTTAGATTATTATAAGAGATATGTAAAAAACTACAGCACTGATCAATTTAAAATTGAATACGATAAGAGAATGATTGAGGGTACTGGAAATATTATTGTAGACAAAATTTTGTCTAAATATGTTAATAATATTGTTCGTCCTGGAGTGTTGTAATGACGTCATGCGATACTACAGACTTCATGTATCCAATGAAGGCAGATATCTATTTTCCAATTCTTGCACAAGGTGACTATGGACAACCTAAAAAAGACTGGGTATACGACAGAACAATTATATGTAATGCAACCCCAGTAGGTGGAGCAGGAACTGAAGACATAAAGCCAGAATCGTTTTTACAGTATGAAAATAAACTAATTGCAAGAGTAAGCAGTGATCCACGACTATCTTCTAACAACTCGTATAATGCAATAACTAATATATTGATTACAAACATCAGAACTGCAAATGATTCGGTTATATATAAAGAAACTGCAGGGGCTAGATCTGGCAGAGGAACTATTTATGAAGTAGCAACAGTAGAGCCATTTACTGGACCATTTGGAAATATAGAATATTATAAGATGTTATGGCGTAGAACTGAGAACCAAACGGTAGGCGACTAATGATAGTAAGCATGGATACTAAAATGTTTGCTGCTCAAATGAATAACATCGTAAACTATTCTTTTGGTTTTTTAGAGGGTGTTCAAAAAGGTAAAAAGATTTTTCTTGATAAACTTGGAAAAGGCGTAATAGAAGCATTATCACAATATGTAGATGCTGAAGCAAGATCTAATCCAAAAGCATTACACCATGTTTATGAATGGAATCAGACTGGAAGTCCAGCGTCTAGGTTATTTGATTTAAACTATACGGTCAGCAACCTTGGCTTATCTATTAATTCTACATTTAGACAATCAAGAACAGTTTCAGAAAATATGACTGTTCCATTTTACAATAAAGCAAAAATAATGGAAAATGGAATTCCAGTAACAATTGCACCAACAAGAGGGCAAGCATTAAAGTTTAATGGACCAACTGGAGAAGTGTTTACAAAAAAACCAATTAAGGTTGATTCTCCAGGTGGTGGAGAAGTCTTTGGCAGTTTTGAATATACAGTTGATATTTTTATTTCTAGATATTTCAAACAGTCATTTTTACGTGCATCTGGACTATACGACTATATCAAAAAACCAAAACTATATAAAACAAACTTTAACGCTGGATCAAAAATGGGTAAAAGCAAGGGTGTTGAAACAGGATTTAAATGGATTGCTAATGCAACAATTGGAGTAGAATAGTACTATGACTATATTAACAGATACTGGATTTCCACCAACATTTTTAA